AACACCGCCGGCCTGGCCACGGTGTTCCTCTCGCTGGGCAATCTCAGCACCGTGGCGGCCATTACCTGCCGCATGACGACCGCCAGCACGCCGCCGCGCACCGAAGACCGCACCATCTATCTCACTATCGAGGACCGCTGATTATGCCGCTGATCACGACGCCGGGGCCGGACTGCGAATCGCTGTGCAGCGTGGACGACGCCAACACGTATCACGAGCTGCGCGGCAACATCGCGCGCTGGTCGCCGCTGGAGAACACCCGCAAGGAGCAGCTGCTGCGCCTCGGCTACGAATGGCTGTATGGCCGCTACTGGGCGCGCTGGCCGGCGGGCGAAGTGTTCGGCACCGCGGCGGGCGTCCCGGACATCGTCATGCGCGGTGCGCGCGATGCGTGCGCCCTGCTGGCCCTGTACGCCCTTGACGGCCCGCTCGACCCTGAGCCTACCCCGCAGGTGCTCGAGCAGGACGTCGGCCCGATCAAGACGAAATACGCGCAGGTCGAAGGCGGCCGCCAGTTCCCCGACGTGGCGCGCCTGATGGCGCCGTACCTGGTCAAGAGCAACCCGTATTCGATCCCGCTGAGGCGCGCATGACAGTCATTGCATGGGACGGTAAGACCCTGGCCGCCGATAAGCGCGCCACATCGGGCAACGTAGCTTACACCGTTGTCAAGGTGGAGCGTTTCGGCGAGCATCTGCTCGGCATGGTCGGCGAGGCCGATGTCGCACACGATCTGCGCGAGTGGTTCAAGGCCGGCGCGGACACAAGGGACTTTCCGAAAAGCGCGCGCCGCGACAATGCGACATTGGTCGTCATCACCGCCGGCATGCGCGCTCGCGCTTTCGCCACCGGGCCGCATCCGATGCTTTACGCAGACGATCAGCTGGCGTGGGGCTGTGGGCGCGACTTTGCGCTCGCCGCGATGCACCTGGGCCACGATGCCCGACGCGCCGTTGAAGTCGCGTGCGCCTTCGATATCGGATGCGGGAACGGGGTCGATACGCTGACGCTGGAGGAATCTTGATGGATTACGCCAAGACCGCCCGCGCGGCGCTGTCCGCGCTCAAATCGGCCGGCGCCCTGGTGCACATCGACTGGGAGATCGCGCCCGCTTACGACCCGCTCAACCCGGACGCTGCGGCCACACCGGCAAGCATTGAAGCATACGGCGTCTTCGTGCCCTACGCGGCGCACAAGGTCGGCTCGCAGCCGGACAGCCTGATCCGGGCAGGAGACCGCAACTTGCTGCTCGCGGCGCTGTCTGCTGCGGGAACCACGCTGCCCGAGCCGAAGATCGGCGCCACGATCACCGCGGCCAACGGCGAGACGTGGCGCGTGGCCGCGTGCGAGGCGGTCTGTCCGGCCGCCGAGACGGTCCTTTACGACATCACTGCAAGGAGATAGCATGCTGACCCAAACCCCGCAAGAACGCTGGATCTCGCGCGCACTGCGCGCCGAAGTCGAACTCTTCCGCGCAGGCCTGCGGCCCGGCGACCCGCGCAGCGTCTACAGCGATGACGCATGGCTCGTCGCGACCTTTACGCACAAGGACGGCAGCGCGCCGCACGTCGACGAACTGATCGCCGCCCGCGCACGCCTGGCACAAGGCTGAACCCGTGGCCGGCTCGTTCGTCCTTGATCTAACCCGCTTCATCAAGAAAGCCGGCGGCAACGGTCGTACGGTCATTAAAAAGGTCGTCCTCGACGTTTCGTCCTCCTGCGTGCTGAAAACGCCCGTAGGCGACCCGGACACCTGGAAAATGGCAGCGCCACCCGGCTACGTCGGCGGCCGTGCGCGCGGCTCGTGGCAGTACGCGCAGGGCGCACCGCTCGAGCAGGAGCCCGGCGGCGTGGACCCGAGCGGCCAGGGGCCAATCAGCCGCGTGCGCGCCGGCGTGGAGACGGGCGACGCTGCAACCGAACACTTCATCACCTCGACGGTGCCGTACATGCGGCGGCTGGAGTATGACGGCTGGAGCAACCAGGCGCCCAACGGCATGGTGCGGCTCACGATCGAAGAATTTCAACGCTACGTTGACAACGCAACCAGGACCCTACGATGAGCGAACCGAGTATCAAACTGGCCTTTGAGCAGGCCCTCGCCGCGATCAGTGTCGGCCTGCCGACCGTGTACCAGGGGCGCGACGCGCCGCCGGGCTTCATCGCCACGCAGGCGCACCAAAAGGCGTTCCTGTTGCCTGCCGAAAATGAAACATTAGGATTGCTTGAAAAAACTACTCGTCATAAGGGTATTTTCCAAGTGAATTTATGTTACCCTTCGGGAACACGCGGAACGACGGAAGCGGACCAGCGCGCGAAGGCTCTGCAAGACGCTTTTTATGCCGGTCGCGAACTCGTAGCCGACGGCGTAAAAGTGCGGGTCCGGGGTAAGCCGAACATTGCCGCCCCCGTGGCTTTGGACCCTTACACCGTGCCCGTTTCGATTCGCTACGAGTCAATTAATTAAGGAGCCTCTTATGAGCGGCGCAGCCACTAAAGCAATGCAATCCGTCGGTTCGACCATGTTTATCTCGGCGGTCCTGCCGACCACCCTCGACGCCGCCGGTTATGCCGCCGGCACGCTGGTCTGGAAAGAAATCGGCGAGCTGGACACCATCCCCGAGTACGGCCCGGAAACCGAGACCAACACCCGCACGCCGCTCAAGACCGGCAACAAGGACAAGCTCAAGGGCGCGACCGACTTCGGTTCGTTCACCCTGGACGGCGCCTATGCACCGGGCGACGTCGGCCAGGCCGCGCTGCTGGCCGCCAGCGGCGTGACTTCCGCCGTGGCCTGCAAGGTCCAGTTCCCGGACGGCACGATCGACTACTTTACCGCCCTGGTCATGAGCTTCAAGCGTGCCCCGGGCGCGTCGGGCGACTTCGTCAAGATGACCAGCAAAATCGAGATCAAGACCCCGCTCGTGACCGTCTACCCGGTCTAACCGTTTCACCCCTGCGCCGGCCCTTCGGGGTCGGCTCTTTAAATCGCTACTTATCGAGGCCTACCCAAAATGATGAAATCCCTGCTGCGCACCGCACTGGTTGCCGTCGCGTTCATTCAGCTCAAAGACCCGGCGGACAACTCGCCGCTGTTCGTGACCAACGACGACGCCGAAAAGTTCGGCGCGACCAAGCACGACGACGGTTTTGCACGCGACAGCGCAGGGAACAAGTTGCCGATCGGCGTGCGCGTGCACGGTGCTGGCTCCAAGGTCTTCCGCAAGGCCGAGGACGACACCAACGACGCCATGCTCAAGGCGAAGGGTAAGGGCCTCACCGGCGCCGGCCTGCGCAACAGCGGCACCTACAAGCTGGCGAAATGTACCGAACAGTTCGTCAATTTCGGCTACGCCCTGACCGAAGGCGGCCCGGAAATCCGCGTGACCCCGGACATGGCCGAGGACGAGCGTATCCGCGTGGCCTCGGCTTTCTACGACGACCTGCGCTTCGCTGCGTTCCGCGAGCAGATCGAGAAGGACCAGGCTGACCACGCAAATTTTACGCCGAAGGTTTAAACCTCCTGCGGCAATTCGTCCGCTGGCGGGCGTGGTTGTCGGCCACGCCTCGCCCGCTGGAAGGCGCGAAGGGGAAACCCGACGAGCGGACGCGCGGCGAACGGCTCAAGGCATCGAAGGCGAAGGCCGAACACGTCTACCTTGAGCCCCCGGTCGAGCTGGGCGCCTTTCAGTTCCTCGCCGACTATCTGTTCGAAGTCGGCCCGACGACCGGCGAACAGTCCGTAACCTGGACTGAGCTTCGAAACTGGGCGGACGCCGTGGGCGTCGAGCTGGACGACTTCAAAAGCGGCGCAATCGTAGCGTTGTCCCGCGAGTTTTTGGCAGCACTCGGCAAGAGCCGGGACCCTATGTGCAGGTTGGCGGACCTGTTGGAAGATTTGACCGACGAGTAAGGACGCCCGCGCATGGCAACAGCCGACATCGCAACCCTTGGCATACGGGTAGACGCCCGGCAAGTGCGCGACGCCGACCAGGCGCTCGAGCATTTCGGGCGCACCGGCCAAACCACCGAACAGCGCATCGACGGCACCAACGCCGCGATGCAGCGCCTCGAGCGCATGGCCGCCCGCGTGGCCGCCGCGCTGTCGGTTGCAAAAGTCGTCCAGATGGCTGACGCCTGGGCCAACCTGCAGGGCCGCCTCTCGCTCGTCGCCGATGGCCAGGAACGCCTGGCGCAGACCACCGATGCCCTCTTCCAGCTGGCCCAGCGCACGCGGCAAGGGCTCGTGTCCACTGCGGACCTCTACGGCAAGATATCCCGAAGTACGCAGGAGCTTAACAAGACCGACGCCGAGCGGTTGCGCCTGACTGAAACGATCAATAAAACCCTCATCATCAGCGGCACCTCGCAAGAGGCGGCGGCCGGCTCGCTGCTGCAGCTCGGCCAGGCGTTCGGCGCCGGTGCGCTGCGTGGCGAGGAGTTCAATTCCGTCCTCGAGGGCATGCCGCGGCTTGCGCAGGCGATCGCCGAGGGCATGGGCAAGACAACCGGCCAGCTGCGCGCCCTGGCCGCCGACGGCAAGCTGACCAGCGAAGTGCTGTTCACGGCACTGGGCAATCAAGCCAGCGTGATCGACGCCGAGTTCAACAAGCTGCCGACCACCGTCGGCCAGGCCGTCACGCAGGTGGAAAACGCACTGCTGCGCACCGTGGGCGTGTTCGACCAGTCGAACCAGCTGTCGGCGGGCTTCGCCAGCGCGATTACCGCCGTGGCCGAGCACATGGATACCCTGGCGAAAGCCGCCGCAGCGCTGGCGGGAATCGCCCTTGTGAACTGGCTGCAAGCGTCGACCATCGCCCTTGTGGAGAAAGCCGCCGCGACCAATGTCGCCATCGGTGCCGAGCGTGCCAATGCCGCCGCCGCTGTCGCCTCAGCAGAGGCAGCCGTCGCGCAGGCCGCCGCCGACCATATGGCCGCGCTGGGCGCAACCGAACGCGCCGCCGCCCTGGGTCGCCTGCTCATCGCGCAGGAGGCGCTGACCACTGCGCAAGCTGCTGGCGGCGCCGTGGCCGGCTGGGGCGCGCTGGCGATGGGCGCGCTGGGCGGGCCGCTGGGCCTCATCACGCTCGCACTCGGCGCTGGCGCCGTGGCGTGGGCAGCGTGGGGCGACTCGGCCAAGGACGCCAACGACAAGGCCGCAGGTTCGACGGAAAAGACCACGCTGCAAATCGTCGACAACCTGAACCAGCAGACCAACAAGATGCTCAAGCGCCTGGAGCTGATGAAGCAGGCGGGCATGAAAGACGTTGCGAAAGGCGGCGGGGAAGCGGCGGACAAGCTGGCCGACACCTTGTCACAAATTCAGGTCCTGCAGAAAGCCGTCGACGCCGGTAGCGCGACCGACAACGAGCGCGGCCAGCTGGAAATGCTGAACCGTGACTATGCGGCGCTCAAGACCGCAATTGACGCCGTGGCAGCCGCGCAAGGCCGGATCAACGCAGCCAGCGACGCCGAGAAGCTGGCGAGCTGGCTGCAAAAGCATACCGAATACCTGGACAAGAAAGGCAAGGTACTGGCCGCCATCGCCGAGGCCAAAAAGGAACTCGGCACCGCGTTTAACGCCGACGTCGAGAAGAAGATCCGCGACAGCTTCGACAAGGCTGACGTCGACAAGTCCAAGAGCGCATACCAAGAACTGATCGCCAGCATCCACG